CCCCGCCATGTTTTAATATTATACTAATTTAAATTATTATCAATACAATATGATTTAATAGCTATACTTTTAACGCTACTTTTAAGGAACTGGCAAGGCCTTGCCTTACCACAGCGGAGGGTATCCCTCCGCTTTTCCTTGCCAGTTCCCTAATAAATTTCAGGCACAAAAAAAGGGAGCCGAAGCTCCCTTTTAAATTACCCTTTCGAGTTATCCTCCGATTGTATATAAGGCTACTAGGTAGTATTGACCGAGTGCGAAACAACCCGCCACGATAACGCTACACGTTAAGATTAGTAGTGCAAAGGTTTTCCAATCAATCATTATTTATCCTCCATCATTTCTGCGATTTCAACTGCGCGATAGAACTGTGGAGTAGATACATCTACCCGCATACCTTTATGGGGGACAGGAAAGTTCCTGTCCACCATTTCTTGCATCTTATCTATATCAGAAAAACTACACTCCTCTTTATCTAATTTATCCAATACAAAATGCGCTTCCTTTTTATGTATATAGTAAGTCGAATCTTGGTAATATCGTTGAATCTTGGTTGTGTTCATTATTAATCTCCCAAAGGTAGTTCTAATTGTTCTGGCGTATCTTCGTCTGGTTCTTGACCTAAGACGAAAGTATGTATTTCCTGCAATGCTTCACATGCCTCATCTATAAACTCCCAATCAATACTCTCATTGCGGAGGATATCGTACTTACCTTTTAGGTAAGATAAGAACGTCTGGTTGACGTTCATGTTATATCCGTGTGGGTAATCGCTCATTGGCGCTCCCATTTCTTCGTAGTAATTCCCTAGTTCTAATGCCAATTCAAAATGTTGTTCTGGTGAGTACATGGTTGTTCTCCTTTAAAGATTGGGAGGCCGAAGCCTCCCTCTCTTTTCCTTAGTTAGATTAAATCAGATATCTTTTTAACTGTTAGTATTACCTTATCTGATAGCTTTTCTTGTAGGATTGCTTCCGCCTCTTCTCGTGTACGAGTAGAGTAGCTATCCCATTGGCTACACTTATATGAAAGACTTAGCACAACATACTTGTAGGTAATATCGTCAATGTTAACGTCATTTTTTGACGTGCTAGTAGCAACCTTAGATGACTTACTCATGAGTAATATCTCCAATAGTTAACACGAAGCGATTGCTTCGATAATTTAATACTATACTATTTTAAATTATTATCAATACAATATAGTCTATTTTATATAAAATAGCTATCAGACCCCCCTACCCCCCAAAAAAATATTAGGAGTCCCGTACTTTGTATACATATTAATCCACACAAATAATTCTATATTTTTTGAAATTCTTTATATTTGGTGTATTTTTTGACCCCCCTACTTGCAAAAACCCCCCCTTCTGTTATAAAACGCTATTTGAGAAAAATTTTTTGCAAAAAATTATGAATTCCAATTTACAGAACATTGTTACTAAATGGGCGGATGAAGAAACCCCAGAGTTAAAAGATATAACACCTGTTGTTGTAACTCCTGATTTTGACACCCCCCTTGCGCAATCGTACCCGCGAAAGGAAAAACAGATAGGGGCTAAAGAAGGGGTACGGGTTGCTGCCAATACAGCAGCAGTTTTAAAAGAATTAGGTATGCAAGAGGAGGAAACTGATGGATCTTCTGAAACAGATGAAGGACAGGATAGAGTCGATATGTTTGATGCTACAGATATCTTTGAAAAGACATTCGGTGTTACTTCAAGTGAGATGGGTGAAGCTCAAGCTGCGTGTAGCCGAAATGCTAAAAACCCGCAGGGAAGGCCAGCCAAACCAGAAGAAATGAGTATATCCCCCGCAAGGCTATATAATACTTATACTGCTTCCAAATTAGCTACCATAATGACTGAGTACGACCATCAGGTAGTGGAAGATGCCGCCCAGATGCGTACCTATGTCACCAATAAGTTACTGGAAATATCCAGTTGTGGGGATAGTAAACAGGAACTGAGGGCGTTAGAGTTACTCGGTAAGATTTCAGATGTCGGGTTGTTTTCTGAGAAAACAGAAATCAATGTGACGCATACGACTGATCAGTTGGAACACGCGATTAAGGATAAGATTAACCGTCTGATGGGGCAAATTCATGATGCAGAGTTTGAGGAAGTGCCTACATTGGAAATTATAGAGGAAGAATCGGATGGCAGTGAAGAAGGATTCGAGACTAGCTAGAGCGGGGGTTAGTGGGTATAACAAACCCAAACGTACCCCGAATCACCCCAAGAAGTCCCACATTGTTGTTGCTAAAGAGGGGGATAAGATAAAAACCATACGGTTCGGCCAGCAGGGTAAGAAGGTGGGGACGGTAAAAGGTACGGCTGGTGCGCCCAAGAAAGGGGAGTCAGCTAGGATGAAAGCAAAACGCAGGTCGTTCAAAGCCCGTCATGGGAAGAACATAGCCAGAGGTAAAATGTCAGCAGCTTATTGGGCAGATAAAGTGAAGTGGTAAAAGAAAAGTGAGCGCAGCCGCCGAACAAACCCGTCCATATAACAAGACTAGCACTCTTGCGCCCAAGTTATCCGCAGAGGATCTCAATAATTTAGTAACGATACTTCCCAAGCTGTCAGAAAAAGAGCAGGTACTTTTACTAAAAGAACTTACTGATTTTGAAGAGTTGTTAAGTAAGGAGACAGCACAAAAGGATTTCTTGGAATTTGTTAAAAAGATGTGGCCTGATTTCATTATGGGCCGACATCACGCAAAAATGGCGAAAGCCTTTGAGAGAGTAGCCAACGGGGAGTGTAAACGGCTGATTATCAATATGCCGCCACGACATACCAAGTCGGAATTTGCGTCTTATTTGCTTCCAGCGTGGTTTTTAGGCAAGTTTCCGCAGAAAAAAGTGATTCAGACCTCCCATACAGCCGAGTTAGCGGTAGGGTTTGGTCGAAAAGTACGTAATTTGGTTGAACAAGAAGCTTATACGGACATTTTTCCTACTACATCCCTGCAAGTTGACTCGAAAGCAGCCGGAAGGTGGAACACATCGAAGGGTGGAGACTACTTTGCTATCGGTGTAGGCGGTGCGGTGACAGGTAAAGGGGCGGATTTGCTCATTATTGACGATCCACACAGTGAACAAGAGGCTACATTGGCCGAACATAGCCCTGAAATCTACGATAAAGTCCATGAATGGTACACATCTGGCCCCCGTCAGCGTTTACAACCGGGGGGAGCCATCGTAATCGTGATGACACGGTGGAGTAAACGGGATTTGACGGGTCAAGTGGTCAAATCGGCCATGCAAAGGGATGGGGAAGAGTGGGAAATCATTGAATTTCCCGCAATTATGCCCTCTGGTAACGCACTTTGGCCTGAATTTTGGTCATTAGACGAATTAAGTGTATTGAGGAATGAATTACCCCACGCTAAGTGGATGGCACAGTACCAGCAAGACCCGACTTCGGAAGCTAGCGCGATTGTTAAGCGGGATTGGTGGCAATGTTGGGAGGGGGAAAACCCTCCGGCTTGTGATTTTGTCTTAATGTCGTGGGATACAGCATTTGAAAAGAATAATCGGGCGGATTATAGTGCCTGTACCGTATGGGGTGTATTTTATCAGGCGGGCGCACCTGCGGTTGAATTAGAAAGTGAAACTGAAGAGCAACGGGTTAAGTTACAGCAAGGATTACCACAGGCAAACATTATTTTACTAAACGCATATCGTGACAGGCTAGAGTTCCCCGAATTAAAGCGTACAGTAATGGAAGAATATAAAACATGGGAGCCTGACAGCATCATTATTGAGAAAAAAGCGAGTGGTGCGCCGTTAATCTATGAGTTACGGTCGATGGGTATTCCGGTACAGGAGTTTACGCCAACTAAAGGGAACGATAAGATAACTCGTTTAAATGCTGTGTCGGATATTTTTGCATCGGGGAGGGTGTGGTATCCACCAACCAGATGGGCAGAAGAAGTGATTGAAGAAGTCGCAAGTTTCCCTGCGGGGGAACATGATGACTATGTGGACTCCACATCAATGGCGTTAATGAGATTTAGAAAAGGGGGATACATTCGTACATCAATGGATGAACCCGATGATTATTACGATACAAAAGAGTATCGTTCATATAGACAGTACACGAATAAAGCATCTTACTATTGAGGTAAGCAATTATGGCGAATAAAAATGCCCCTGAATTAGAAATTGTACTTCCTGATGGAAGACCTGTTTCCGAGTTTGAAGAAACTGAAGAAGACTTAGGAACAGTTGTAGAATTTGATGCGTCACCGGAAGGTATGTTGACTACTGTTGTCGAGATAGAAATATCCGAAGAAGAAAATCCATTTTATGAAAATCTTGCAGAAGAAATGGATGAGGATTTGTTAGCTGAAGTAGCTTCCGGTTTAATGGAAGATTTTGAAGGAGATTTAAGCGCACGTAAAGATTGGTTGGAAACTTACGCAGATGGTATGGAGTTGTTAGGGCTTAAAATTGAAGACCGCACTGAGCCGTGGGCAGGTGCGTGTGGTGTGTATCATCCATTGCTATCAGAAGCGTTAGTAAAGTTCCAATCAGAAACCGTTATGGAAACTTTACCTGCGGGTGGCCCTGTTAAAACAAAAATTATTGGAAAAGAAACAGAAGAGAACAAAGCCGCAGCCGTTAATGTTGCTGCAAATATGAATTATTATATTCAGGAAAAAATGCCTGAGTACCGCGCTGAACATGAACGGATGTTATGGGGTTTAGGTCTTGCAGGTAATGCGTTTAAAAAAGTTTATTATGATCCGTCAACGTGTCGCCCTGCATCTATTTATGTTCCCGCAGAAGATATGGTCGTGCCTTATGGGGCAAGTAGTCTGGATGATGCAGAGCGTGTTACACACGTTATGCGGAAAACTGAAAATGAGGTGCGTAAATTACAGGTGTCCGGTTTCTACAGGGAGGTAGAATTAGATAGTCCTGAAGGCGGGTATTTGGATGATATAGAGAAAAAAATAGCAGAAAACATGGGGTTTAGCGCATCTTCTGATGACCGATATAAAATTCTTGAGTTTCATGTAGACCTTGATATATCAGGTTATGAAGACAAGGATGAGAAAGGCAAAGTTACAGGTATTGCTTTGCCATACATTGTAACAATGGAACGCAGTTCCAATACAGTATTAGCAGTAAGACGTAATTGGTTAGAAGATGATAAGAAGAAATTAAAACGTCAACACTTTGTTCACTATCCATACATTCCGGGGTTTGGATTTTATGCCTTCGGGTTGGTTCACTTGTTAGGTTCCTTCGCTAAATCAGGTACATCATTAATTAGACAATTAGTAGACGCAGGAACACTAGCAAACCTACCCGGAGGTTTTAAAACCAAAGGTATGCGTGTTAAGGGTGATGACACCCCGATACAACCCGCAGAATTTCGTGATGTAGATATACCAAGTGGTTCGTTGAAAGAAAACATAATGCCCTTACCTTACAAAGAACCGAGTCAGGTTTTGTTTACTTTGATGTCAAGTATTGTTGAAGAAGGTAGGCGGTTTGCGTCTATTGCGGATTTAAAAATTAGTGATATGTCTTCGCAGTCTCCTGTAGGCACAACGCTTGCTATACTTGAACGTACACTGAAAGTGATGTCATCAGTACAGGCAAGAGTTTATGCGGCAATGAAACAGGAGTTTCAGTTGCTTGCAAAAATTATCAGGGATGATACGCCTAGTTCGTATGCGTATGAACCAAGCGAAGGCACACCCCAAGTTAAACGTGCTGACTATGACATGGTTGAGGTGATTCCTGTTGCGAATCCTAACTCGTCAACGATGGCACAGAAGGTTGTTCAGTATCAGACAGTAATGCAACTCGCTGCGAGCGCACCGCAAATTTATGATGTTCCTGAACTCCATAAACAGATGTTGGAAACAATAGGTATAGATAACGTAGATAAATTGATTCCTTCTGAAGAAGAACAAAAACCAACTGATCCAGTTTCTGAAAATATGGATCTTATTACAGGCAAACCTGTGAAGGCATTTATCTATCAGGATCATGAAGCACATATAAAAGTTCATATGAACGCAGCACAAGATCCTTACATCCAACAAATAATGGCACAGAACCCTAATGCCCAAGCAGTTGCAGCAGCAGGTCAGGCACATATTGCAGAACACGTTGCGTTCTTGTATCGAGCCAAGTTAGAAGAACAGTTAGGTGTACCTTTGCCGCCGCCTGATGAAAAACTTCCTGAAGATGTTGAGTATAAATTAGCTGGTTTAGTTGCAGAGGCTTCAGATCAATTACTACAACAAAACCAATCACAGGTAGCGCAGGAGCAAATGCAACAACAAATGCAAGATCCGGGATTACAGTTACAACAACAAGAAATGCAGCTTAAACAGGGTGAACTTCAGCGTAAAGTAACTAAAGACCAAACAGATGCCCAGATTAAAACGGCTGAATTACAACTGGACGCAGCTCGCATTGAATCCCAAGAAAAACAATCAACTGCTAAAATATTGGCCGATGCAGTTAAAGAAGATGAAGTCCTACAAGTTAAACAGGCTATAGAAGGGGCTAAAATGGGCATGGATCTAAGCCAAAGTTTAGATCGTAATAATGCGATACCAAAAAAAGGGGAATAAATGGGCGTATACCAATTAGTGATTGATGAAATTGATACTAAACATAATATTTTACTTCAAAAGCTAAGTAGTGGTAGTATTCAAAATTATTCTGAATATAAATACATATGCGGAGTAATAAATGGTTTACTTTCAATGAAAGAATACTTACAAGACTTACAGCAAAGGTTTGAAGAAAATGACTAATACAGCAGAAGTAACTGATTTAGATGAGAAAAAAGCTACACAATTACCTAAACCACAGGGATACCATATCCTTTGCGCAGTTCCTGATATAGAGGATAAATTCGATAGTGGGTTGCTAAAGGCTAATGAAACCCAGAAAAACGAAGAAATATTGGCAACTGTGCTATTTGTAGTGGAATTAGGCCCAGATTGTTACCAAGATACTAACAAATTTCCCACAGGCCCGTGGTGTAAAAAAGGTGATTTTGTACTCGTGAGGCCGCATACAGGTACACGAATACATATACATGGAAAGGCTTTTAGGATTATTAATGATGATTCTGTAGAAGCAGTAGTGGAAGACCCAAGAGGAATTCAAAGACAATAATTTCTTTTAAAATCAAGAGGATATAAATATGCCACAAACCGCATTAGAAAACATAGATGCTACTGAAACAGTAATTACTGCACCGCAGCAAACAGAAGAAAAATCTGAAGAAGCCTCAGAGTTTGAGATAGAAATTGTTGATGATACCCCTGAAGAAGATCAGGGGCGTGAAGCTATGCCAGCAGAAATCGTTGAAAATCTTGAAAAAGATGAATTAGACGAGTATTCCAAAGAAAAAGGCAAACAATTAAAGAAAGTATGGAATGATGAACGGCGAGAGAAAGAGGCCGCGCTTCGAGAACGAGATCATGCTGCTAAATTAGCGAAACAAGCTATAGAAGAAAATAAACAACTTAAAGAGTATCTATCTGTGGGTGAAAAATCACTTATGGATAGTTCTAAAAGTAGCGCAGAACATGAACTTGAGTTAGCGAAAAAGACTTTTAAAGAAGCTTATGATGCTGGGGATGCAGATGCTGTTGCAGATGCACAGGAAAAACTAGTTACTGCTAAAATAAATCTTGCTAATGCAGAAGCCTATGTACCACAATATCCCGATGGGGCTTTACAAGCTCCTCAAGATAGTGTAAATAATGAGTCAGGATGGTCAGTTGAGCCTTACCAGCAAACGCCACAGTACGATCAAAAAACGTCAGAGTGGATAGAACGTAATAAAAGTTGGTGGGGTGCAGATGACCCAATGACAAGTATGGCGTTAGGGCTACATCGAGTATTAGAGAGTGAAGGTGTAGAGTTAGCGTCAGATGAGTATTTTAATCGCATTGACAAAGAGATGCGTACAAGATTTCCTGAAAAGTTTAAGCAGGAAGCAGAAGAAACACCTTCTACAAACGGAAGTGGAGAACAGGCACAAAAAACTGTCGTTTCTCCTGCAAAACGTAGCACTAGTTCTAAACGGGTAGTGCTTACGAATTCGGAAGTTAGGCTGGCTAAAAAGCTTAATCTTACCCCCGAACAATATGTTCGTGAAAAAATGAAACTGGAGGGATAGGATGGACGAAACTAAAACAGTAGGACGATCTCGTAGCACAAGAACGAATGTTTCGCGTGAAACAGAGCAACGTCCGAAACAATGGACTCCCCCTGAATTGTTACCCGAAATTAACAAGGAAGATGGAAAAGCCTATCGTTTTGTCCGTACTAGTTCTATGGGTCAGAATGACCCACAGAATGTATCCGCAAAGTTTCGAGAAGGGTGGGAACCTGTAAAAGCATCAGAACATCCTGAAGCATTTACAATGCCTGATCCAAACAGCCAATTTAAGGATTCGATAGAGATAGGTGGGCTGCTTCTCTGCAAAACTGATGAAGAGCTTACTCAACAGAGAGATGAGTACATTGCTAGTCGAACCCAGCAAAGTACAGAGTCTGTCGATAATAATTATATGCGCGAAGATGATCCTCGTATGCCGCTATTTAAAAATAAGTCTACGAAAGTAACTTTTGGTAGTGGTGGAGGAAAAGGCGTATAGAGATTAACTTTCTGTTAAGTGAGGAATTTAAACTATGGCTTATCCAACGGTAGATGCCCCATATGGTTTAAAGCCGATCAATTTGATCGGAGGACAACCTTATGCGGGTTCAACACGACAGATGACTATAGCTTCTGGTTATGCCACAGATATCTTTTGTGGGGATGTTGTCAAGCGGGCTGCTGACGGCACAATCCAAAAAGATACTGGCACATCCACAACTGTAACCACTGGCGTAATTGGTGTTTTCATGGGCTGTACTTATACAGACCCCGGTTCAAACACTAAAACTTTTAAACAATATTGGCCCGCTAGTACAGCAGCGTCTGATGCGAAGGCTTATGTTGTTGATGATCCTGATGCGCTATTTAAAGTAGCGGTTGTATCATCTGGTAGCACTATTGCTGGTACTGGGTATACATCAATCGGCAGTAATGCTGCATTAGTACAAAACGCAGGTAGCACCACTACTGGTAACTCTAAAGTTGCCATTAATGGTATTGCTACTACACTAACCTTGCCGATGCGAATCATTGATGTAGTTGAAGAAACTACTGATAGTGACGGTAATTACACAGAAGTAATCGTTAAGTGGAACGCACCTTATGAAGATAGTAATATCGCTAAAGGTGGTCACGCTTATGTGGTTGCTACTGGCCTATAAGGAGGATTAAATAATGGCTATAAGTAGAGCGCAATTATTAAAAGAACTCCTCCCCGGCCTCAATGCTCTTTTTGGGCTTGAGTACAACCGTTATGGTGAGGAACACAAAGAAATTTTCGAGCAAGAAACTTCTGAACGTGCGTTTGAAGAAGAAGCAAAGCTCTCTGGCTTTTCAGCCGCTCCTGTAAAACAGGAAGGAGAAGCGATTGCTTATGATAATGCACAGGAAGCGTGGGCGGCTCGATACAACCACGAAACCATTGCGATGGGGTTTTCGATTACTGAAGAAGCAATGGAGGATAACCTCTATGATTCTTTATCTGCTCGATACACCAAAGCATTGGCTAGGGCAATGTCGTACACCAAGCAAGTAAAAGGAGCAAACATATTAAACAATGCGTTTGATTCTAACCATACTTATGGTGATGGGGTTGTACTTTGCAGTACCTCTCATCCTCTTGTGTCAGGTGGTACTAACTCCAATCGTCCTTCAACTGCCTCCGACTTAAATGAAACTTCTTTGGAAGCGGCTGTTATCCAGATTTCTAACTGGACGGATGAGCGTGGTTTGTTAATTGCAGCCAAAGCTAAAAAGTTGATTATTCCGGCTGATTTGCAATTTGTTGCAACTCGACTGTTACAATCACAAAATAGAGTTGGTACTGCGGATAATGACATCAATGCAGTTCGGTCTATGGGGGTTATTCCACAGGGTTATTCTGTAAATAATTTCCTGACAGATACTAATGCTTGGTTCATTACCACAGACATTCCAAATGGTCTGAAGCACTTTGTCCGTACTCCGATGAGTACCAGCATGGATGGAGACTTTGATACCGGAAATGCACGATATAAAGCTCGTGAAAGGTATTCATTTGGCGTATCTGACCCATTAGGAGTATTTGGTAGCCCCGGATCATCCTAATGAAAATATAGTGAGGGGGTACTTAGTACCCCTCTTGCTTTAATCTGGGAAAAATTTAGCCCTAGCGACTGTCCCAGCAGACGCTTACCAAGACTCTAGGGCGAAACCTTTGGTAAGGAGGAATTAAAATGGCAGTTCATTTTACTGGCCCGATTCTACACGCAGGTAAAGACGGAACTAAGCAATGGTTCGAGAATTTGCCTTCTTCACAAGACCCTGATTATGTTTTCTACATGGATGACTTTACTGGGGTTGCTTTAGATAACACTAATGATTGGACAGTTGTAAAAGACAGTTCAGCTACGGCTGCTTTAGGCGCAGATGCAGAAAGCGGAACGCTGGTTCTAACTTCACAAGCTACCACTGATAATGATGGTGCTTCTGTGCAGGGCAATGAAATATTTGCAGTTAACGCAAGTCGTGATATTTGGTTTGAAACCAAATTATTTGTTACTGATGCAGAAGGAGACAACACGGAAATTTGTGTTGGTCTAACCGTAAACTTTGCAACTAATCCAGAAGCTATGCTAACGGCTGCTGACCGAATTGTTTTTCAGGTAGATGATGGCGATAGCAATATTGATTGTATTACTGAAAAAGATGGAACTGCTACTACCACTGATTCTGGTGTAGATATCGCAAGTGGCACATATGTAACACTTGGGTTTCATGTTAAAGAAACTAATTCTGTAGAGTTTTTTGTAAACAGAAATAAAGTAGCTACTCATACAGCTAATATTCCTGATGATGAAAACCTTGCTATAGGCGCAATGGAACTTTCTGGTTCAGCTACTGGAACCAAGTCAATGACTATTGATTATTTGTTCGCCTCTCAAACAAGATAGGGAGGAGTAAATAATGGCTGAAAAGAAAGAAAAGGCTGCTCCTAAAAAAGCAACCTCTAAACCTAAATCTTCAGAGCTTCCTCCTGTAGGAAGTGCTGAGTATAAGTCTTTAGTTTTACAAGGGCTTATTAAAGAAAAATAGGGAGGTAGATTATGGCGCTTTCAGATGTACAAGCGGTATTTCTTACCGCAGATACCCAAGCACTTGATGCGGATGGTATCTCTACAGCAGCAACTTTAAGTGGCGCAGGTAATCTTACCATTAATGGCGCACTTGCAAGTGGTGGCTCCTGTACTTTTGACGCAGGGCGAATTGTAACTATTTTATCTGCGGGGAATGACTCAGGGGATACATTTACTGTAACAGGTACAGATGTAAATGGGGATGCCCAAACCGAAGATATAACAGGGGCTAATGCTGGGACTGCTACAGGGACTAAATATTTTAAGACGGTTACGCAGATAGCCATAGATGGCGCAAGCGCAGGTAATGTTTCTGCGGGGGTAAATGCTTCCGCAGGAGATGTTATTTTTGCTGGACGTTCTCGGCTTAAAGGTGTGTTTACTGTTAATTCAGCAACAGCAGGAACTATTAATTTTACTAACACTTCTCCAGCAGGTACGGCGTTAATGAAACTTGGCACAGTCGCTTCGGCTACAGTATCAAGGGATGTGACTGTGCCTGATGAAGGGGTAGTGTTTAGCGATGGCGTGTATATCCAATATACTGTTGCTACGTTTACAAATATGACCGCATATCATGCGTAGGGGTTAATCATGGCGAAACAATCCAAGTTTGGGGTAGGAAATAAAAAAACAATTAAGTATAAGGGCGAAGATCGCGCCAATGTAACTAAAGACCAGCTAGAAGCTGCGGGGTTCCCGACTACTACCGAAGGTCTTAGAAAATACATGAACGCTTGGAATAAATCTGGTAAACGGCCTGCTGCTAAACCAAAACCAAAAGTTGAAGCGCCAAAAGTAAAAGTTGAAGTGCCAAAAGTAAAAGTTGAAGCGCCAAAAGTAAAAAAAGTTTCTACTGTTAATACAGATAATAGGTCTAGGGTAGCTAGAGGTAGCCAAAGAAATACACGGAAACTGTTATCCGCTGAACAAAGAAGGCAAAGAGATGCTCAAAGAGAGGCTAATAGGAATAAGACTACGACATCAAATGTTGGAGTTAGCCCAGCAAAAACTGCTAATTCTAATACTAGGTTAACAGCTTCTGAAATAGCTGCTAACCAACGAGCGGCGGCTAAAGAAAAATTTAGTGGATTAATTGACGCAGGGAGAAGAGGAATTAATAAGTTAGGCAGTATGAAAGCTAAAGCTGACGCTGCTCGTGCAGAAGACAGTAAACGGTTTAAAACTGCGGTTGGAAATCTATTTAAAGGCGAAGATCCACGAGTAACAAAGTTAAAAAGACAGTGGATTAATATGGGTAAGGCTGAACGCCAAAAATTTAAAAATCAAAATGAGTTTATTAAAACTAAATTAGGCCCGAATATGGCTGCAAATAAAGGTATGCGTGGCGGTGGTATGGTTAAGAAAAATACTGTTGCTGGTTATAGCAGGGGTGGCCTTGTGAAAGGCGCAGGGAAAGCGCAACGTGGTGTACGTCCAGCTAAAATGCGATAGAACGAGGATGAAATATGACAACATCATCAACGGCATCATTCAATCTCGATCTCAATGAGATTGTAGAGGAGGCATTTGAACGGGCAGGATCTGAACTACGGTCAGGATATGACTTAAAAACAGCTAGGCGCTCATTAAACCTACTGTTTGCAGAATGGGCAAATCGTGGGATTAATCTGTGGACGATTGAAGAAGGTACACAGTTATTAACTTCTGGAACAGCTACCTATAATCTTGCTGTTGATACGGTTGATTTGATAGAACACGTTATACGTACTGGGTCAGGTACTACGCAATCTGACCTAGCTCTATCTAGGATAACGGTGTCTAACTTTGCAGCTATCCCTAACAAAACTACAACAGGTAGACCTACCCAGATATACATAGATCGTAAAAGTGGCGCTACTGAAGCAAGTGGGGTGCAGAACCCTACGGTCACTCTATGGCCTGTGCCAGACAGTGCAGACACTTATACGCTAGTGTATTGGCGGTTAGCCAGAATACTAGATGCAGGGGATGGTTTTAACACAATGGATATACCATTCAGGTTTCTTCCAGCAATGGTAGCAGGGCTTGCGTATCATCTAGCTATGAAAATACCGGGATCAGAGCAACGTGTCCCTTTGCTTAAACAGATGTACGATGAGGCTTGGTTACTTGCTTCTGATGAAGATAGGGATAAAGCCTCTTTACTAATTACTCCACAAATTTATTACGTGAATTAATATGGCCCAGAAATTCGCATCAGCAAAATATGCAATAGCAGATTGTGATCGCTGTGGGTTTCAATATAAATTAAAGCAATTAAGAGAAATATTTATTCGCGCACGTAAAACTAATATTTTGGTATGTCCTACTTGTTGGGAACCAGACCAGCCTCAAAATTTTGTGGGGATGTATCCAGTTAACGACCCTCAAGCTATTAGAAACCCAAGACCAGATAATTCATACTCGGAAACCGCAAATAGTGTAGGAAGTAGGCCAATACAGTGGGGGTGGTTTCCTGTAGGATTTAACGATAGTGACGGGCTAACCCCCAATGATTTAAAAGCAACAGGAGCAATAGGATCGGTAACGGTTACCACCTCATAGGAGTTATAGATGAAAAAACCTAAAATAACAGTTTTACCAAATCAACCTAAACCATGCGCAATGCCGCATATGGACGGATACCCTAATAAGATCCCCAATACCCAAACACAGCAAATGAAAGGTAAAGGGGCAGCAACTAAAGGTACTGGGTTTAGCAAGAATTCGGATTAATTATGAATTATGCAAGTTTAAAAACAGCTATTCAGTCTTATGTAGAAAATGAGTTTACAGATACTGATATTAACTTGTTTATTACACAAGCTGAACAACGTATTTATAACACTGTACAAATAGCTAATATACGTAAAAATGTAACAGGGAACGTATCCGCAGATACTCCTTATTTAACTTTACCTGCTGATTGGCTAGATACGTTTTCTTTAGCAGTTTTAGATAGTAGTAATAATTACAGTTATTTGGTTAATAAAGATGTTAATTTTATACGAGAAGCTTACCCCGCAGCAGGGTCTAACAAAGGGCTTCCGCAATACTACGCACTTTTTGATGATACAACTTTTATTTTAGGGCCAACACCTGATTCTGCGTATGCAATGGAGTTGCATTATTATTATTATCCAGAGTCTATTACTGTCGCTTCTAGTGGGACAAGTTGGCTAGGGGATAATTTTGATTCGGTACTGTTGTATGGAAGTATTCTTGAAGCCTACATTTTTATGAAAGGTGAACCAGATGTAATGGCGGAATATCAAAAACGCTATGATGCAGCGTTAGTTATGTTGAAACAGTTAGCTGAGTACAAGAACCGTAACGATTCATATAGAGCAGGACAAGGGAGAAGAGCCGTTGTTTAGTGTAAGTGTAGAATCAGACATTGGAAGCCCTACCGTTGTTACTACAACCGATAGAGGGATGAACGCTGAAGAATGGGCAGAGTTAGCGGTTAAACGTATTGTTTCTATTTCTGCGGATACACCGATGCCATTACGTGAACAAGCAGTTGCATACAGAGCGCAGATAAAAGCATTGTTAATAGATTACTTTCATAAAGTAGCTCAAAGTGAAAGGGCGACTATAAAAGTAATGTTAGAAAAACAAGGTCATGCTGATATAGCTAAAAACATAGAGGATATTTAAATGGCGATAACACAAGCAATGTGTTCAAGTTTTAAGCAAGAGTTACTTGAAGCTAAACACAATTTTCTTAATAGTGGTGGTAATACGTTTAAAATAGCGTTGTATACATCAAGTGCTAGTTTAGGTGCTTCTACTACAGCATATACTACAAGTAATGAAGTTAGTGGGACTAATTATACGGCTAAAGGTAACACGTTAACTCGTGTAAATCCTTCTCTTGATGGCACAACTGCCATAACGGATTTTGCAGATACTACTTGGTCGTCCAGTACGATTACTGCTCGTGGTGCATTAATTTTTAATGAAGATACTTCTGGTGATACATCTGTATTAGTGTTGAATTTTGGTTCAGATAAAAGTTCTAGTTCAGGAGACTTTACCATAGCTTTCCCTGCGGCAGATGCCAGTAACGCGATTATAAGGATTGCATAACGACAATGGCTTCGGGTTACGGAAGAGGAGGTTGGAGTAGCGGTAAGTACGGGCAACCGACTTCTGTAGAAGTCACAGGTGTAGCTGGTACAGGTGCAGTTGGCTCTGTCACTATTACCGAAGGTTCAGGAGTAACGGTTAGTGCAACAGGGGTTGCTGGTACAGGTGCAGTTGGTTCAGTTACTATTACCCAAGGCACAGGTATTACTGTTAATGCAACAGGTGTAGCTGGTACAGGTGCAGTTGGTTCAGTTACTAATAAATTTGATTTTACTGTATCGGTTACAGGTGTAGCAGGAACAGGGGCTGTTAATTCAGTCACTATTACCGAAGGTTCTGGTGTTACAGTCAATGCAACGGGAGTTTCTGCTACAGGGGCTGTTGGTTCTGTTACGGTTACTGAAGGTTCTGGCGTTACAGTCAGTGCAACGGGTGTATCTGCTACAGGTTCTGTGGGTAGTGTAACTGTAAGTTTTGGTTCAACTATATCTGCTACCGGAGTAGCAGGAACAGGGGCTGTAGGTAGTGTAACTGTTAAGTTTGGCGTTACCGAAGATGTAACAGGCGTATCGGCTACAGGATCGGTTGGAAGTGTAACGGTTACAGGTAAAGCAGTTGTTTCCCCAGAAGGCGTTGAAGCAACAGGTGGTGTAGGCCCAGTTGCTATTTGGGGGCTAGTAGATGACTCTCAAACAGTAACATGGATTGCGGTGGATGACTCGCAAACAGTAACTTGGTCGGCGGTAAATGACTCGCAAACAGTAACATGGACTGCGGTGGATGACTCTCAAACAGTAACATGGACTGCGGTGGATGACTCTCAAACAGTAACTTGGGAAGATATAGCAGCATAGGAATATATTATGGCAAGCTCATACGACAATGATTTACGGCTTGAAGAACAAGCTAGTGGTGAAAACGCTACTACGTGGGGGGATAAAACCAATAACAACCTCGAATTAATTGCAGAAGCGTTTAGTTACGGTACAAGGGCTATTGCCAATGCTAGTACGGATACTATAACTATTGCAAATGGTACTTCAGATGCAGATAGGTCGTTGTATCTAAAATTAACTGGAGGGGGCCAAGCGTGTACAGTCACACTTGCACCTGATTCAATTTCTAAAGTTTGGGTAATGGAAAATGCTACTAGCTTTACTTTAACATTTAATCAAGGAACTGGTGGGTCAGTAGCTAATGGAAGGGCTGTTGCTGTTCCTGCTGGAGATGTAAAGGTAATAGCTACTGATGGCGCAGAAGGGTCGGCAGCGGTTGTTCATGAAGTGTTTACCGATTTAAATGTAGGTGGTCTTACACTTGATAAAAATGATGATGGAGCTACGGCTGCTCCTATATTAACTCTCAATAGAACTTCTGCTAGTCCTGCTGATAATGATAATGGTGGGATTATTCGTTTTGACATGGAGAATGATAATAACCAGCAATTTATTGCAGCAAGTGTATTTGCCACAGCCTTAGATGTAAGTGATGGTACTGAAGATGGGCAACTTAGTGTCCAAACTATGAAAGCAGGTACGTTAACTACTGCGGCATCAATTACCAACGAAGGAAATGTTTTGTTGCCTACTGATGGGGCTGTTATTAATTTTGGCGCGGATAGTGATGTATCTTTAACGCACGTTGCGGATACGGGGCTTACTTTATCCGCAGGGGCTAATCTTACAACTTTAAAACTGACTTCAACAGAAGCAGGCGGTAGTGCTGGGCCAAAACTTGAGTTATTTAGAGATTCTGCTTCTCCAGCCGCTAGTGATGTTTTAGGGGTTATAGATTTTAAAGGAGAAAACCCTTCTAGCGGAGAAGAATCTTACGCTGAAATTAAAGCGGTAATTACAGAAATTACAGACACGGAAGAAGATTCAAAGTTAGTTTTTAGCACTATGGTAGCGGGTAGTTCTGCTGAAAATTTAACCGTAGATAACACATCCGTTAAGTTTAAAGTAGATGGAACCGCTGTTGCTAATCAAGGTTTTGCTGAAGACACAAAAATGGTTTTTTATCAATCCAGTGCGCCTACAGGGTGGACTATAGATAGTTCACAGAATAATAAAGCGTTAAGAGTAGTAAGTAGTTCTGGTGGTAATACGGGCGGTAGTGTAGCGTTTACAACTGCTTTTGCTAATGGAAACACTGGAGGCAAAGCATTAACGACAGCAAACTTACCTGCACACACGCACAATTTAGGTACAACATATGATTTTATTACACAACCTTATGGTTCTACGGGTATGTATGATGACAATGGTAATTATAATCAAGAGTTTCACAAAAATAAAAAAAAAGAAAAAGAAAATAATTTATTAGACTTATAAGAAATATGGATAGACAAGTCGCACAAACTTACTCCGGCCGTATGGCTAGTGCTATGAGTGAATATAATAACTATATGAGTAGTAAATCAAGATCAGAGATTCAAGGAGGTCTACAAGAGGCATTTGCAGGTCTTGGTAATCCACAAGCAAAATTACAAGGTCAATTGAGCGGATTAATAAATGAAGGACTGGGTGTAATGGGTAGTGAAGCAGGTTTAAAATTTCTTAATACAAATGCAATAAAACCATTAGGTAATTATCTTCGTTCAAGTCCAGCAGATCCGGAGGTATCACAAGGTAGATTAGACGCACTTAATGAAGTAAAAGCCAAATACAATACAGAGAACTTGAGAAGTGGAGATGATTTTGCAGAGGCAAGAGAGAGTTTTTATAATGAAAAAGCAGGTAGACTTGCCCAAAATCAAGCAGATATAGAATCAGCACAAGC